GAAGTCTCTGTTTCGTAGATTTCTTTATGTTGTTCACCGTAACGAGCATACTCTAATCCGAACAAAGCGTTCAAACCAGGTAAGAGCTCTTTTAGTAATTGTGCGCGAGAAATAGCCATTTACGTAGCTCCTTATGCTGTGTAAGCAGTACCAGTCAAAGCTGTATACTGTGGGTTGTTGATCTTAACGATAACTTCTGGGTAAATTGTTACGCCACCAGATACGTAAGCTGTGTCAGGAACAACAGCAATAACGCGGAATGGTAGAGTAGTCGCATCACCTGCACCGTCGGCTGGTAGAACTACAGCAGAGATAGAATCACCACTAGTAGATGAACCTGCTGCCCAAGCGGTCTGAGCAACGTTTGCACCAACGATAGTTGAGTTAGCGCCTGTAACTGTAGTTGTACTACCAGTAGTCGTCACGGCAACTTTAAAAGCTGCTGATGGGTCTACCACTACATAAGCGATTGGATTTGTCACGCCAGAAGCTGGAACGTACTGAGCTTGTACTGTTTGACCAGATGAGTTAACGTATTGACAACCTACGAAAACACCAACAATAGTACCGCTAGTAGTTGCGCCTGAGCGAGAAATTGTGCCACCTGCGACAACTTTAACTGTGTCACCGTTGTAGATAGCCTGTCCAGATGTAACTGGAAGTTGCTGGATTGCGCCAGCATAAGGCATACCGTCAATACGATTAACAGCTTGGAAGCCGTAGGGAGCTGAAACGGTTGGATAAGCCATTTAAATACTCCTAATAAAAATTAATAAAATTACTTGCCTTTGCCGAACGATACAGATGACTTACGTTCACTGAACAAAGGCATACGTGGATCATTCTCTTTCATCAAGGTGTTGTCTACAGCACGTGTTTGGGCTTCTGTTAGACCGCTGTAATGTGCATTACGTTGTTCTACAAATTCCGTTGGCGTCTTGCAGAGTAATAACCCCCCGATCTCAATATTGTCCTTAAAACGACTATTAGGATCAAGTAACAGTTTAAATTTGGGTTGTTCTTCAACTCTAACTGGCTCCCAACCTTCTCTCAGCTTAGCTGACAAATTTCTTGGGTCTGCGTTGTTTAAAGTCGAAACACGAATCCATCTGTACGAAAAACCTGCTTGCTTATCCGGTTCCGGAAGCAACTCAGCGGGCATCCACTGCTTAGGACGCTCTTTGATTTCACGGGTTTCAAGTTCTCTTTGTAATCTGTTTTCAGCCATTTTAGGCCTCCATTTTCATAAGTTCACGGACATATTGCTCAGGTGTAAGACCAAGCTTCTTAGCGATAGTTACTTGAGATTGAGTCAAGCGTACTTTCTTAGAAGACGTGCTTCTTGTTGCTGGGGCAACTACCGTGCTGGGTTTTGTACGGGTCTCAGCCGTTTTAACTTCTGGTTCTTCGAAATTTTCTGGGAACCTCTTACGCATGTTCTCGTCGATACGCTTGTAGTATTCGTCGGTCGTCGCATAAGCCAAACCATGCTGCTTAACTAGTTTTTCGTGTAACCCTAGGGCTAAACTAGTCATCTCTTCGTCTTGACCAAACCACTGATTTCGCTCTTGCCACGAAGCAGCTTTAGGGTCACGTCTAGGAGCTTGCGGCTCTTGTTGTGTTTGTACTTCATATTTCTCTTCTTGTAAAGGGGCTGGCTTAAAGTTATACACCTTATCTGCCCGAATTTTTGCAGCTGCAATCTTTTCTTGGGCTTCTACCAGCTTGTCAGTATCCCCAGCTTCATAAGCTTCACGGTACTCTCGCTTAGCTGCTTCTAGCTCGTGGCTAACTGACTCTTTATAACTATCTACTAATGCTTGCTCACCACTGTTTAATCTAGCCTTCAAAGCGTTGTTTTCTTGCAACACTCTCTGAGCTAAAGTGATAGCTTCTTGTTGTTCACGAGTCGCACGTTCTTTTTCACGGCGTTCATCGTGCCAAACTTTCTTCATCTGTTTAAGACGGATTTTTACCTTTTCAGAGTATTCTTCCATCTCGTCGTTCTCGAGCTCATTAACTAATTCCTTAGGAAGAGGTTCTTTACCCTTATCCTGTACTGGAGTATCGTCTTCAATCTCGATCTCAAATTCTGCTTCTGGTTTAGCTTCTGCTTCAACCTTATCTTCTACTTCGTCCGGAAACTTGTAGTCTTCCATTTCCATTTTATTTTCTGACATGTGTTACTCCTATTATTTGCGCTTGATACCACGAGGATCATCTACTACTGCCTCTACGGAATCATCGTTAATGATGCGGAACTCACGACCATGAATTACTAGGCGTGTTCCAGCGTTTGGTCTAACTAAAACAAAGTCACCTTTTTTGCACCAGGCACCGTTCGGGAATCGAGCGATATCTTTGTAACAATCCGGGCCAAGATCAACCACAAATAAAACTGTAGTTAATACTTCTTCGTGATGGATAGTTTGGTCGGCCTTTAAAAGACCGCTGTCGTACTCTTTTTCCGTTTCTGGAATGGCACACAAAATGCGATAGCCAGACGGTTTTGGGAGTTGTGTTGCCTTTTCTTCTTTTGATTTATCCATAAGCGCTGATAAATCCAGGGCCTTGTTTAAATCTACTTGATTAGTCATCAGACTGCTCCATTCTCTGTTGTAGGTCTAGGATAAAACCACGCGCAGTAAGAAGACCTTTAATCTCACCACACGTTCTTTTGTACTCCTCGAACGTCTCAGCTCTACCACCGCCAATAAATTCTTGAAGTTGTTGCGCTTTCTCGTCTAGTTGATTAACTAGAATTTTGAATGCTGTTGTTGCCATTAGTCACCTTTTGTCGGTTTAGGGCGTCCTAGTTGTTGTGCAACTGATAACCCGGTTTTAATACCATCTGCTTCTTGCTGAGCTCTAAACTTAGCCATATCTTGCTCGAGGCGTCGTTTAGCTTCTTCCGCTGCTGAGGACAACTTGAACCCATCGGCTTCTGCTTTAACTGAAGCTTTACGGTCTTCTAGGCCTAGCTTTTGTTTCTCAAGTGCAAGTTTCTCTTGTTGAACCTGTGCATCTTGCTTGTCTTTAAGTGCCTTGCGTTGTACTTCCTTGTCCTTAATAGCCAATTCTTGTTTAGCCATCTGGATCATTGGATCTTCAGCTTGTTGCTGTGCTTGCTGTTGTGCAGCTTGCGCTTGGTTTTGTTGTAGTAGTTGCTGTGAAGCTTGAGCTACTAAACGAGACATTTGAATCTCGTAATCTTCTGGGAGAACCTCATCTTTACCATCCTTCTCGCCATTAACGTACGGAAGAGTAGAACCAATCTGATTCTCAATTTGTTGTCTGTACTGGAACCCAAAGTGCTCTGCAATATGTGCTTGCATTTGCGCTTGAATCTGCTGAGCCATAGGATTTTGACCAATGATGGCTGCAGTTGTTGGGTCTTGTAAGAACGAATTGTGTGCTTGGATATGAGCTGCGTGGTCCTGATACATAAATGCTTTAAGCGGCTTGCCTGTAATCACATTCATATTCTCAGTCAACGGATCACGTGGCTTAGCTTCGTCAACACCAGGAATAAGTTTCTTAGCATTCTTAACACCAAGTACTTCAATCATTTCACGGTGTAACTCTGGCAAGTCATAAATCTGTGGTGCAGACTGGGCTAACTGAATAACCGCTTGATACTGTACAACCTTCTGCGCCATTGTTGAGGCGTTAGGGTCACTTACAGGAATCACATCTACTGCGTCATAGTCAGACTTCTTAGCTTTGCGGTCACCATCAGCTGGCTCGTAGCTATACTCTTCTGGAGTGTAGTCAGCAATAATTGTCTTTAATAGACGGAACTCTTGCTTCATCGAATAGTGAATGCGAGCTTGAACAGCCGACATAACTTTCAGTGTGCGTTCCAAAATCGCCAAGGTTGTTCCAACAGGAGAGTTGGCAGACATATCAGAGATGTTCATATCAGCTGCGCCAGCAAAGCGACGGCCTTCTTCAACAATCTTATCTAACAACGCTGCTAGAACTTGACTTGGTTCTTTATATGGTAATGGCATTACGTTGTCACGCATTGTGCCACTTGGTACGTCTACATCTCTAAACTCGCCTGGAGCGATTGGTGTGTCGTCGCCCTTGATTCGTAAGCCTCTGGTTTTAAAGCCACCAGGTAAGTTACTTAGCGTACCAGCATCGACAAGTTGGCGGATGAGTGAGGTGCCAGATTTAGCAAAGGCTCCAACCAAATGGATAAGGCCAAAGCAATAAAAACCGAAACCAGGAACATAACCATAGTGAACAAAATGTTGACGCTTTTGATGAGTTTCATCTTCTGGATTCCAATTACGACGGATTGATAAAACTGTTTGACTGCCTTTTTCTAGGGTCACTACGTAAGGTAATGCAATACCTGTAGGCTCGCCATCTTCATCTGTGTGTTCGTAACCAGGCAAATCTAAATCAACGTGCATTTCAAGAATCTTATAGCGGTCATCAGATGTAGCTCTAAAGCCCATCTTCTCCGCAATCTTTTTCTCTACTTCGTCTAACGTGTTATCAGGTGTACCTAAGTCTACGTCGCGATAAAAACCAGCCACTTGTAATCTACGTAGCTCGTTCTCTGTTTTTCTCATTACGTGTGTAACACGCTCAGCTTGCTCGATACTTGAAGCACCATAAGGCACAACAATATCTTCTGCTGGGATAAACATACTAATCTGGCGTTGTAGAGAAGGATCGTAATAAACTTTCTTAAACGCATTACCAGCAAGACCTAAGCCCCACAACATGCGCTCATGTTCAGGACGATACTCAGTCATTTTCTCTGTCAACTGGAAGTTCATATCAGCTGCAACACGCTCAGCTGACTCAAGTTTTTCTGGTGTTTCTTTACCAATGATCTGTGTCTTAACTGGACCCGCTGCTGGGAACGTAGACATCATTGTTTCTGCTTGGAACTTAACTAGAGCTTCACTTAATAGTGGGTGGTATACGCCACATGCGCCTTCCCAAGGGTCGGTGCGCTCTTCAATCTTCATACCTAATAGTTCTAGACCGTCAACGTAAGTCTGCATCCAATCTTTACGTGCAGATACGTCATCTTCAAAGTCACCAAGTAAATCACCAACTAATTCTGTTAGTGCACCTTCATCTATATCTTCAGCAAGGTTAGCATTAAAGTCGTCATCTGATTCTTCTTCCGGCTCAATCTCAATCTCCATACCACCAGACTTAATCGAGACAGACTCTGGGTCCTCAATCTCAATTTCTAGTATTGGTTCGTCTTCTGCTAGTTGTTCAATTCCAACAGGAGCTTGATATAAGCTTTTGTCAATCATAATCTATCCTTAATAGTATTCATTCCTACGCCTACGTGCTTTAGGCTCATCTTCTTCATCAGACTCTAACCTAATAAAGCCGCCACGTCTATATCTCAACAAGGCTTGGCTCATAGAGTCAACTAAGTCATCATGCTCACCAGACGGGAAACTTGCTACTTCTTCAATTAGTTCTTCCGCCCAGTTTGTATTCGGTACCCACACTCGTCCAGAGGCAAATATATCTGCAACAGAGTTTAGTCTCGCTACTTTATCATTTCCTCTGCTTGGAGTATACTCCTGAACCGGTATTCCCATAGCCCTTAATTCAAATACTAACGGCGCACCAGAAGCTTTAGCTTCCACAATCAGTGCATCAGGGTCCCATTCTTTGTATTCCTGCATAGCTCTTTGCTTTAATTCAGGGAACTCCATACGCTCTTTGAACGCATTTAAAAGTATGATATTGGCCTGATTCCTACCCGTATCGTCTGGTTTATAGAACACTCCCCAAGTAGTACAGGCGCTATAGTCGCTTCGTTGGGTCTTTAAAAACGCTGTATCCCACGACTGAATCAAAAATTCACAGTATGGAGGACTATCATCTTCCCAAACCTTCCACCATTCACGCTTAATAATTGCCGAAACGTCTGAAGTCGGCTGTTGCATGTACTGAGCCATCCATTTTGGGTTAGGAAGTTCAGCTTTTAGTGCTTCTAATTCTAATTTAGACCAAAATTCAGGCCAAAGTGGACGTCCAGAAGGCAAAATTGCAGGAAATTCGATAACTTCCCACTCTTCTCCGCTTCTGTTAAATCCTTTGCGTCGATGTTTACATTTGTATTCTTTACTTCTTGTGGTGCAATAATTATTGAT